GTACTATCTGACCAAACCCATAAGTTGCTTGGTATGACAAGAATACCACCAGAGCTTACGAAGCTGGATGCTGTTATTTGCTGACGCTGCGCTTGACCGTTTACATTTCCTGCAGAGGTGAGTGTTACTTCCGCTAATGCACCGTAAAAGTTTGACAAGCTTATAGTGCCAGATGTAGGTACGTTTGTATTATTACTAGTTGTAAGCCCACCATTACGGTAGTACTCACTTAAAGAGTGAGGAGTACTGCCACCAAATTCACTTGCAACATTAGCGAGACTTATAGCGCCTGATGATTGTAATGCCATTACTAGCCTTTCTTAAGCTCTTCTACTTCCGCACGTAACTCTTTTACAGCTTCAATAAGAACACCTACTAAGTTACCATATGCAACAGATAGATACTCATCATCTTGCATTACAACCTCTGGCATGACTTCTTGCATCTCTTGTGCAATAACACCTGTGCTACGTTGTCCGTCTTTATCAAATGTAACACCACGCATTGCTGAAACTTTATCTAAAGCCCCATCAATAGTTTCGATGTTATCCTTAAGTCTAGCGTCTGAGTAGGCAGTAACGTTACCAGAGGCAGTGAAGTTCCCATTGTCATCGCAGTAGGCTCCCCAGTTACCAGCTTGGGTTAAAAAACCTATATAGTTAGAGTCACAATGAATAGTACGGTTTCCATTATTAGTATCCACCATTACAATATTAGATGATCCAGTATTACCTACAGTAAGAGTTGAACCTACACTAAAGTTTTGAGCAGTAGAACCTGCCTTGTAAGCAAACCTGCTATTCGCCTCAGACTCAGTGAAGTAACGGCCATCGTGAGTATGACTATCATTAGCTACAGTTACAGAAAGACTAGCGTTACCTAAGTTAGTAAAAGTAGCAGAACCAGAAGCATCCCCCGTTAAGGTAAGGGTAGGATCTGCAGTAGCTGTTGTAGCAATACTTACATTACCTAAGTTTGTCATGGTTGCAGAACCAGTAACTGCACCTGTTAAAGAAATAGTAGGGTCATTTACATTGAAGTCTAATGTACCATCACCATCTTGATATGTAACAGATATACCTGATTCCGTGTTGCCAGTTACCATACCACCTACAAGATCTTGAATACGTTCAGCTTGTAGCGACACTGCACCAGAAGATACAGAAAAGTCTGTGCTATTAAAGGATGCTATACCCTTATTAGAAGTGCTTGCATTCTCACCTGAAACAGACCCATTTGAAATATCAATACCTTCACCAGCACTAAAGTGCGCTCTTACTTGAGCAGCGCTAGGGCCAGTGTAGGTAATAACACCAGAAGTATTATTGTAAGACAGGCTACCATCACCACCCACATCAGTTGCAGATATAGCGGCCCTTGCTCTCGCAGTAGTATGGTACAGATTACTAGAGCCTTCAGCTATTGTATCTGTGTTACCCTGTGTAAAGCTAACTACACCTGTAGTACTGTTATAGTTTATACTACCAGTTGCAGATATTGCATTTCTAACTCGTGCAGTAGTATGGTATAGATTATTAGAACCTTCCGTTATATCATCTGTATCGTGGTTACTAACATCAGAAACTTGACCAGTAATGTTTCCAGTTAAGTTACCTGTAACATTACCTGATACACCACCAGAAGCGGTAATCAATCCAGTAACACCTAGAGTGCCACCTACTGTAACATTGTTTGTAATTGTTGCAGCATCTGTAACAGTAGTACCATCTATATATGCATCTTTAAATCTAGTAGTATTAGATCCTAAGTCTAATGTGTTTGCAGTCTTAGGTAAAACTTGAGAGCCTGATATAATAAGGTCTTGGCTTGGGCCTATTTTAGTAATAGCTGCGCCTTCTCCTGAACTACCATCATGCTTATGTCCTGTAGAAGCATTGAACCCTGCTTCAATAGCATTGTACTCTGCATCAAAGTCATCAGCATCAATAACTTGCCCATTAGCAATGTTGTTTGCTGTATCCTGTCTTGTATAACCTGCCATGTTGTTTCCTTATTGTCTATCTTCTTGACTGTATTCTAGTAATGCAGTATCTAAAGTAAAAGTAGGGTTAGTAGAAAAATCTTCAAATCGTATTGCTACAGTTTTTCCAGATCCAATAATGTTAGTATTATATACTTTGTCAAGCTCACCACCGTAAGTAGAATTATTAAATACAGAGTTAGACGCGCCAAAGAAAAACACAGAACTACCTGTACTAGATATTTGTTGAGTAGCAGGCTGTACTATTTTAGTATCTGTAGCAGAAGCAAAGTCATACTTAACATTTAAATCTAATGTCATGCTTGCTGAAGGATCTGCATATAAAGTCATCTTATAAAAAGTCTTACGTACTTGAGGGTCTGTAACAGGCATAAACGGAGACTCATAAATAGCTTCTATAGGAAGTCCATTAAAGTCAGCACCAGTTTCCATTACATATACATAACCATCATCATTTCCAAAGGCTAATGTCTCAGCAGTCCCTGAGTATCTACTGTCTGCAATAAAAGCTTTTATCCCCTTTGTAGTAGACCAAGCTAAACCACCAGCACCTTGAGAAATAAACTTAGTTGCGATTAAACCTTTTGCAGCCTCTACCTGCTCAGATTGAACATACGAAAAAATACGATACTGAGATTTTTCTTTTAGGACAACGGAGCAGAATAAAGGAGATTGGCTTAAAAATAAAGTAGCATCTTTTGCTATGGAGTCTGACGCAACATCTAATCCAAAGTCACCAATACGGTCTGTAGCACTTAACAATCTAATTCCATCAGGGGAGAGATACATAATATCACCACCAACTTCTTGGATAGTATCACCATTAATACATCCAATACGGTCTGTAATAGGGGATACTTGAAAGTCAGCAGCACTGCTGCCTGTAAGTTTTTTTATTGTGTCACTAGTAAATATAATAAGTTGTTCACGAAAGACTGCAAGTCCAGTTATATTGTTTGCTACATTTATAGATCCTGCACCATTAGCTACGTTAAAATCGCTTACACTAAAAGGTGCAGTAAAAAAGATAGTATTACCTTTAGCGTAGAATGCTGTGTTTTTAAATATTGCAACATGCTCTGCACCTAAAGGATCACTAGTTCCAATATCAAAAGGATCGCCACTGCTGTCATTTTTAAAAAAATCAAGAGAGTTTCCTGACGTACTGTAAACAGCAGGAAAGTTAACCCCATCTACAAATACAACTTTATCTACACCGTCTAAATTATACAATACAGATTTAGCTTTACCACCACCTGTACCTGCACTAGTACCTATACTAGACCAAGAATTACCAGTACTGTAGTAATACTGAGTTAAGTTACTAGAGTTTTTACGTGCTGCAACAATACGACCAGAGCTAATAACTTTAAGTGCGAGTAATGACCCGCTGCCTGCGACTTGACTTGTACTGTACTTAGAGTAGCCACGTATTTTAGAGTAGCCACCCTCTTTGTTTACTTCAAAGTTTTGTAGTATGGTAGCAGAACCTACAGCATTAGAACCCTGTTGCAAGGGAGTAAGATTAGAGATAAGACCACCTCTAAACTCAATAGGAAATGTCTGCCATTGTGTCGCCATTAAAAGTGTACTCTCATGTCTCGTAAATATTCTGTACGGTTTATATTAATACTACGTAATTGTTTAATGCCCTGTGTAAATTTCTGCATAGCTAATTGTGCAGCCTGCATGTCACCTCTAAATTGATACGTGTAGTACATAGCACCATCTATAATAACGTAACGATATTGTTCAGGAAGATTAGGAACGTCAGAATGTAATTCTAAATCAAAACCTAACGCATAGTACTCATAGACTAATTCATACGCCTTGTCAGGTGCAGGTACTACTATTAACTCTCTACTAGGAGCACGTACAATGTATCGTGGTGTACCCTTATTACTAGCGTTATATTCAGAATCAACGTGTTTGTCAAGGTATTCTTCATAACTAAGCACTTTAAGTTTAATAGTACTAGTAGGTAATGTATCATCACGCTTAATTCTAAATGTATTTAAGTTAATTGTTTTAGCATCATAAGGATAACTATAACGAGACTCACCTACAGATAGCACTTCTGTTTCCTCTACGTGATTCCAAGGCCACTCATATTCTTCTTGTTGTATATGCCGTATCGAAGAATTGACAGCATCCTTAGCAAAGCTATAGAAACCTGTAGTAGTTGCAAAGTTATCAGATGTTAACTCTACTTCATTGAGCCTACGATTTACATCATTAACTAGACTAAGATAATTATATAACATTCTACTTCTCCCTCACACGTAAGAACACAGAACGTTCATATTGTAGACCACCAACTGTAGTTACTTTACATGTAACTTTATATCGTTTATTGTTTGTACCTATACCTAATCTAATAGTAGCTACGGTATTTGTATATGTACCCTGTACAAATTGTAATCCATCTACTACAGCAGCAGAAGTTACTTGTGTCTTAGTACCATCTGCATCATCAATAAACCATGTAACCGCAGAAATAGGATCTGTATCTAAAAAACGTGACCAATCTATACTGTAGTCAACAACTTCATCTTTATCTTTATCAGGCCACTTATATGACATAGTTATTCCTTCTTACGCAGCGTATGCAGTTATTTTTTTATCTTGAGCAGATATCACTACAGTTTTACTTTGTTCAGGTTTAATGTAAACTGTATTATCATTATCTGTGCTTCTTAAATATATTACATTTCTATATTCAGGCGGGAACAAAGTAATATTTTCAGTTACAATAATCTCTTGCGGATCATTGAATGATATTTGTAGTCCTGTTGTAGTAGCTAGGGGTACAAATGCAGTCTTGCTAAACTGTACATTCTGACCATCTACTACATAGTTACCTCTATTAACAATCAGACGTATAGTTATGTTAGCATTAACAGTCTGTAAGTCTAGATCGAAAGAACCTTTTGTCGCAACTACATTTAAAGACTTTAAAAGTTCTACTTCTCTACCTACTACAGAGAAGTCAGCTTTAACGGGATCAATATGCCTACCAACATTAAAGGCAGTATCTGGTCCTGTAAGATCAAAAGACCCACTCTCAGCAGCTAAGTTTAATGGACGTAGTGCAGCCTCTTGTCCTGATAAGGCATAGGTGCCTGTTACAGGTGCAACAAACGTTCCATAGTTAAATACAGTGTCTTGACTAATTAAGGTATTAGTACCATTATCAACACTAAAAGAACGTTCTGAGTTTAGTGTAGCATCTGTTCCACTTAATGTAAACGATCCAGATCCCGCAACAACGTTATTACTTACTAAGTCAACGGACTGCCCAGTAAGAGTAAATACACCAGTACCAGCTATAAGATTGTTTGATACAAACTCAACACTTTGTCCAGTAAGTGTAAATACACCAGTGCCAGCTACTAAGTTGTTAGATACTAAGTCAACAGATTGTCCTACTAAGGAGAACGTACCATGTTGAACAGCAAGGTTAAGTGACCTTAGAGAAACATCCTGACCAGTTAATACGAATACGCCATGAGCAGCATCCATAATATTGGAGCGTTCTAGGATAAACGCTACAGCTTGACCAGTAGATGTAAACGATCCAGAATCAACTGCTATATTTAAGGATCTTAGTGCAGTGTTTTGACCCGTAAAGGTAAACGATCCAGTGTTAGCAGCAAACAACCTGCCAACATTTAATTCAACAGGACGCTCCGTTACACTGAATGAGCCAGAACCTGCAGCTAAGTTTAATGGTCTTAGTGCAGCTTCCTGCCCAGTTAAAGTAAAGCTACCTGAACTTGCTACAAGGTTGTTACTGCCAAGTGCCGCAGCCCGTCCTGTAAAGGTAAAGCTACCTCTGTTAGCACCAATAATAAGATGCTTAAATAGACCTACTGCTCGTCCAGTAAGATTAAATGTACCTCTATCTAAGGAGACATTTAAAGTTTTATTTAACCCAACAGCCTGACCAGTAAATGTAAAGGCACCCTTAGATGCAACTACATTTAATGCTTTAACAAAGTCTACACTTTGACCAGTAAGTGTAAAGTCACCCTTAGATGCAACTACATTTAATACTTTAGTAAGAGTAACAGCTTGACCTGTAAATGTAAAGCCGCCTTGATTGGCATCTCTAACTATGTCAAAGGTAACAGCTTGACCTGTAAGTGTAAACGTACCTTGATTAGCATCCTTAGCTATATCAAAAGTAACAGCCTGACCCGCAAGAGTAAACGCACCACTCGCTGCATCTATTATATAGTCAATAGATGTAACACCACTATCCGCTAGTGGAGCAGATGCGAGTGGGCTGAAGCCTAACATTAGTCTGCCTCTTCAATCGTTAGTGTGCCAGCCTCAACCTGACGCATGATCTCTGCGTAATGGCGATTGGCGGGGTCTAGGGGGACGAACAACTCTTGTCCGTCTATGGTGGCACGGATGGAGGAGTTGGTGCCTTCAAAGGCAAGATACTGCGCCAATGTGATTGTCATTTGTTCCATAGCTTATAACTCCGCATCTAGTTCTATATAGACACCGCTGCCGCAGATGAACTGAAGCACATCACCTTGAGTGGCACTTAAGCCAGACACGGTTTTGTATAAAAGAACAGACTTTGAGGATATTTGATCCGTTGTAGGAGACGTAAACAACACATTTCCACCTCCAGACTTATAAACACGGATAGACCCCGTTGTTGAAATTGTTGGGCCCGTCCTCTTTTCAGTGTAGCCCTGAACCCACCTTACTTCGTTTGGTGCCCATGCCATACCCAGCGGTAGATAGGGGCTTGATCCAGAACCGACCCTTTCATAATACCTTTGACAACTCTGAAGCTGATCAAAATACGACCTATGCTCAAAGGGGGTGGCTGTGTCACCTACTTCTAGTTGGACGCCTGTGATTTGCCATGTGGCATTTGTTGTCCCAATAATATCAGCAGTATGGTTGGGCAAAAAGTTAGCGCCTACGTAACCCGCCCAAGCACCGTCCGTTCCTGTTGTGTAGTTAGACCCTGCGGATAAGCCCCAATACAGATCAATACCCCTTCCGTTGTCGTTGGCAATCGTACCAGTTAAATCTCCATCAACCACAATTACTTTCTTTTCCCAAGTGTTTGCGGTGATTACAGTGTAAGTCTTTGGGAATATACGTTGTGCATCATGCCTAAAAATTGAAACGGTGTATGTACCCGTAACGGAAGACTTTACCCAGAAAGATAGTGTTATACTCTTAGCATAAGATGTACCAAAACTAAGCTGCTGTAAGTTTTGAGCCTCTATCCCTTGATGGACATAATAGTAATCAACTGCAGCAACAGTCTCAGATGTTCCTACTGAAACTTTGTAACTATTGGAAAAGCCTTGTGGCCCTGTAGAGTCTTGTGATTGTGTGACAACAGCAGCCACCATAGTTCCATCAGACGTTGCCTTAAACCTGTCTACTGTTGCAAAACCTTGGGTTGTGGTACTCGTCCCACGCTGCGCCACCTGCATGGCACCATTGATAATCAGGTTGCGGTTAGACAAGGCACCATCATCGAAGGCGTTACCTAAATCTGCTAATCCTCGTGCCTTGCTGCTCATAAACTAATACCTCACGGTTTTGTAGGCCAAGTCACATCATCTAGTGATGTCGCACTTGCAGTTATATCTCTGAGCGCCTGACGGTACGCTGTCTGCTCTGCTGTCATTGTACGATCTGAGCCAGCCCACCAGTCTGTAGCTGCAATCAGACGGTCACGCTCTGCTCTAAGCAGCTTCATAGGTTCTGCTGCAATGAGTTCGTCACGCTTGGCTACTACTGCTGCCCAAGTTGTACCCCAATCTGCGGGGTTTGTGCTTTCGATAGCTGAACCGTTGGCGTCTGCGCCTGTGACCTTGGCAAACATAGTGCCAAACTCTGCTTCTGTTGTTGGTTCACCACGGAGTACCCACTCTGTGACGTTAAGTTCTGTTAATGCTGTTGCGATTGTTGTCATTTTATTGGCCTCCTTTAGCCAGCGATTTCTGTAAGAGTTAATGCGTAAGAGGCGTTTACATGTACCAAACGCATAAGATTACCATCACCTTGGTAATAGGGTTCAAACATTAAACTATTAGTATTTGTAGCTGTGTACTTCCCGTTAAAAGCCCAAGGGTGATAATCAGAGTTAGAGTCTTGATAACCTAACTGGTACTGCCCTGCGCTTCCCATAATCGAACCGTTAACGTACATTCTGCCTTTAATGTACGCAGAGCTTTGTGCGTGAACCATAGAAATACTAAAACTTACAAGTATGAGACTTCCTGCTTGCTTAGGTGTTATAGAAGCCTGAATACCAGACGCCACAAGACTAGTGCTAGAAGCTGCGATGAAGGAACTATTTTCATTATACGTTTGAACCACTTGCAAAACGCTACCAGTAGTATTGATCCCAAGATCACCCGCAGTAGGTACACCACCCGCCGCATTCTGGATTTGATCGACTTTGATTGTGCTGGTCATTGTGCGATTTCCGTCATTCTGTAGGTACTGTTACAACTATACCCCGTTGGGTAAGGGTAGTTGAGAAACATATGAGGGCCAGTAGTGTATATCTTCACTGTGTATGTGTTCGTGCCAGAAGTAACATTTGTATCTGTACCTCGTATCATAGTGGGGGCTGTTCTCCATCCACCGTTGCCAGTGGTGTTGTGTCTCGTATGACCCAACTCAGTAGAGCCTTTGAAAATAGCATAAGTGACGCTGCCGTTAGTCTCCATCAAACCCGCAGGATCACACTCAACAATAATATGTGAGCCCGCCGTGCAGTTATTTATAGAAAAAGAAAAGGTATCAACGTAAGCGAGAGTGGTCGCGGAATTGTAATACGTGTCATTTTCACCCACCACATCTTGTATGACAGACCCCGCCAATGGCTTTAAGTTAGGTATCTCTACTTGGCTACCCAAGTTAGGCTGGAGATTATCAACGTAGAGTGTACTCATGGTGCGATCTCCTGTAGGGTAATGGAGTTGGTTGCTGCACCGCCGCCATCTTGGTATAAGTACATCACGGTATTGCTACCAGTATTATTGCCTTGTATCTTGTAAGTTAGAGTAGTCCCAGCAGATGCACTTGGAATGTCAATATGATCAACTATAAAGTTAGACATCGTCGAGCTAGAGGCGTAGAACGCGTATCGATCCCCATCTATAATCGTAGAATCTCTGAAAAGCCTGACGCTGCCACGAAGTTCACTTGAACCGTTGTACCCAATCAACCCTACCATCACCCTTACCTTGGAGTTAGCAACAGTGGTTGTAATAGACTTAGACATAAGATCCACGTAAGTACTTGTGGTGACATCTACACGAGAAGAAGAATTGGAGCCTGTAGCCCCTGCTCGCAAGTACTGCACCGTCTGAATAATCTGCCCAGAACTAGGGATAAATGTGTGTCCACTTGGTATGATCACTTTGTTCGCATTGGCCCCGCTAGTGGGCCCCTGCAAGTTCTGTACTGTTAATGTTCCTACCATCTATACCACCGTTAAGTTGCCGTTGACGGTGAGCGTCACACCAGTGGCTAGGGTAAGAGGCCCAGCGCATGAGGCATTCTCATCTGCGTCTATCGTTGTATTTGTATTGAGGGTTTGCTCATTGATACGAAAGATATCACCAGCCCTAGAGCCAACCGTACCGTTGTCGCCCTTGAACATGCCACCACCTGAAACGTTAGCTACTTCAAACGTAGTATAGGCAACAACCTCTAGAATGTCTCCTGCTGAAGCTGGGGATGTAAGCACAACCTCTGAACCATTAGCTGCTGTATAGTCATCTCCATTATTTAGAAAGATACCATTTAAGTACACATCTAAAAATTGTGGAGTATAACCGCCTGTACCAAAAGTTGTTTGACCTGCATTGCAATTAAAGCTGTCTCTTGTTTGCGTAGCCTGTGGTACTGGCTGTGTGCCTATATAGCCTGACATTAAAGTGTCTCCTGCGCCTCAAGATGCGCTGCATATGCATCCTTAACAGCCTGTGTGTGTACTGCATTACAGATAGCTTGAACCTCTACACTCTCGCCTGTGATGTCTGCGTCTGGTGCAACGACATGGCGTGAAAAGCTGCGGCTGATCTCTGCGTCACCATCAAAGATAACACGGGCTGTGCGCACCTGAATGTGTTTGTATGACCCTATGATCTCGATTTTATCCTGCTCTGTGCGTTCTGTTAGCATTTTTATCTCCTATGCTTGGACTGACTGCCCTGTGATCCAACAGGGGTGGTTATGATGCTGCTGAATATGTAACCATTCCAAACAAAGTAGCATTAACAGGAAGCATTGAATGTGTTACGTCAGAATGGCTGGTATTTGTCATGTAAAGAAGTCTTGCAGTAGTAGTATTTTGTTCAACGTATGGCTGAATACTACCAGCGCCAGTGGGTAAATTCATATAGGAATTACCTTGAACACAGCCGTGGAAATAGCTTAAATTTCCAGAGGCAGTAATTGGAAGATTAGCTAGCCTTATATCCCCTGTTCCAGAATTTAAATTGCTAGTTGTAGTTCTGAACCAAGCATGAACTAGCCTTCCAATCTTAACGTACTGGCCTTGCTGCTGAGACATAGTTGCGGATGTTCCTCCATAAGTAATGACTGGCAACCAATAGCCTTCCTCATATTCCTCTAGCTTATTTGCGTTACCTGTCCCGCCCAGATAGGCACCGCCTGAAAGGTAGAGGTCAGTAAAACGACCATTTGCATCACCAAGACTAATAAAATCTCCTCTAATGTTATTTGATGAGGGATCAAATGGATAAATAGAATCATTAGTAGCAGAAAATTGAAGACCTGTATCGCCTGTACCTATATTTAGTCCACTAGCTAATGTCCCAATACTCCCCACAGAACTTCCTGATTTCTGCACATCAATAATTGTTCCGTCTGAGGTAGCACGATCCACCGTCAAAACAGTTGAGCCATCAGCATCTATAGTAACTGCATTACTAAACGTACCACCCGTACTTGCAGGAACTACATCTCCTACAGTAAATCCACTATAAGACACAACAACAACTTGGTCATCTGCTAAAGCGCCTACTGTAAGTGTAAGGCTAGTACCATTAGTAGCTGTATAGTCTGTACCATCTACAAGACGCACACCATTCTGAAATACGTGAACCCTGTTAGGTGAATACGTTAAGCCTGTAAAAGAAGTCTGTCCAGCCGTAGCCGTAATAACTTTCTTATTCTCTACACCAGAGTTAATTACTGATGCTTTAGACCCAATATATCCAGCCATTTAAGGTGCCTCCAGTGCCTCTGCTTCAGCCTGCACTTGTGCTGCTGTCTTAGCCCAGCCTCGTGTAAAGGCATCAGCTACAATAAGCTCACGTGTCGCTGGGATTTGTACGCCTTCGTCTAATGCACGATTGGTGTACATCTGAACGATCTCGTCATTGGCTATTCTCGCACGTTCAGTGACTGCGTTTTCAGCCCAGTCTTGTGGAGATAATGCAGCGTACTCTAAGCCTTTAAACTGAGTGTCTGTTAGTGTGATTGTAATGCTTGGCATTGTTGCCTCCTGTTATCCAATTAAAAAAGCGCTAAAAGTTGTATGGCCCTGATAATAGTAAACCTGTTGATTATTTCTTGCGCCAAAGTGTATATAATCATTTGCGTTGAGGTGAATTAAACCAGAAATCCCTCCGCTTGTGGCACTAACGCTATTTGGCAAGTACAAAAATGCTACGTCAGTCACGGTAAAATCACTGCCGTTTTTCTTTAAGGTAAGTGTTCCAGTTGATTGAGTGTAAGAAATAAAACTAACAAAATACTTGCCAGTGACAGGTGCTGTAAATCTTCCAGTGCTCGTGCTGTAATGACTGCCAACATTAAAAGTAGCGGTGTCTAGAACTATCGTTGCACCGCTTGCAGTTGTTTGAAAGCCTTGATTGCCAGATGCGAAAAAAGAGGGCTGATACGGCTTAGTGACACGGCCAGCGGAATCGATGCGCATACGTTCTGTAAGGCCGCCGCCAGAGTTGTCTTTAGTTAAAAACTGCAAACTACCTTGATGGTACGCAGCCCCAGTTCTTTGTCCGTATATCGCAGCGGTAGTAATGTCATTAACACCATCAACAACAAAGTTAATCCCAGTGCCTGCGGAAGCTCCAATGTTGTCATTCTTCAGAGTTAGGGTGTCGATAACACTATCTGCTGAACCTCCAACTACATCAAGGCTAGTGTCGGGGTCTGACTCACCAATCCCAATCTTGCCAGAGTTTACAGTAATTGTATCTGCAACCTGTGCTAACTCTGTTTGCTTACTCATTAGGTTTGCTCCAGTACACTGACAATTACATCTGCTGAACTAGCTGTATCGCTGGTAACAATTACTGTATCAGTTGCTTCTAGAATGATCTTACCATCAAGAACACCTAAAGCTGAGTTAGCTGGAAGCGGTGCACCCTTCACTAGGTAAACCCCAGCCACCTGAACATCAACTGAAATTTGACCAGTAGTTCTGTTAGCTAAGTTACATCCCATCATAATCGCAGTTGTAGCAGAAGGCACAGTATAAGTAGTTGTGGCCCCAGTTCCTACGGACGCAGATGTATAATTTTTAAACGTGTTTGCCATAATGTTATCCTAATGCAATACTGAGATCAAAAAGATTATCAGCGTCTTCAACAGTAAACCCAACAAAAACAACTGCTGACCCACTTAGATTAATTGCATTGTTACTGTTACTGCTCTCAATAACATTGCGGGTTAAAGTAGTTCCAGAAGAAGTGTATACCCCTGTACCTATTTCAAAATTATTATTCTCATCTTCCAGAACATAGCGTACAACATCACCGTTAGATACACCAGCGGCTGCGAAGGTTTGATAGCCATCCTCCGCAGCGCCTAATGTAATGGTGCCTGTACCAGTTGTGCTGGTTGCTACTTTTGCTCTGTTGACAAGAGTTACCATTAAAGACTATCCCTTATGAAATCTGAAGGACGCCGTTTGTCTCGTCAAAGTTAATGGTGAATGTATCACCTGAGTTTAACGTCAATGCTGAACCGTAGTCAAAGTAACATACTAAAGGATCACTAGCAACAGTGTCATCATAGATAACTACATAACGAAACGGACCTACTGTACCTGATGCTGTCATAGTCTTATCAGCAAATTTTAATTTGTAAGTACCACTCGACTGAGCAGAGGATGTTGTAGTTAAAGTTACACTGTCTAGGTTAGACGGTGATCCTGATGCGGCTGAAATGTTAGACAGCACTGTGTTTCCAGCACTAGGTGCTGAGTTAGTTAGTTGCACTTTAAAAGTGTCAGAACCAAGGTTAGCAGCTTCAACTGCAGTCTCAATCCAAGAATTAAATTTATTAAACGTAGCCATTTCTTTACTCCTTATGTGATACGAATTATGGCATTAGATGCATCTGCTGTAGGGAATGAGATTATAAAATCATCAGCTACAGAAAATTTAGTACCGCCAAAATCTATGACAGCAATAGCCTTACCTGATTTAGATGCGTTATATATTAAGCACCCATCAGCAGAAACAGTTACAGATGACCATGTAGTATTGTCATAATCCACTATAGCGGTAGAGCCACTTAAAGAAATAGAGGGGTTAGCAAGAGTATTACCACCTGCAACATAACCTACTCCTAAAGCTTCGTCTGAATTATCTGTAACGTCTGAGTAGTTAGTAGTGTTTGCATTATAAGTTCCCGTAGGTGACGTTTTTAACAATGCAATTTTTATTGAGTCAGTATCTAAATCATGGATACCACCCAGCAGTTCTTGTTTAAATGTGTTGCATACTGCTGTGGTAATAGACATTAGTAGATCCTAAATTTAAGCACAAAGGGGCCAGCATATAGCCAGCCCCAATGCTAATAGCTTATCAAGCGATATTGTATTTCGCTGTTACCAAACCTTCTGGGCGCAAGATTTTGCGACCGTAAAGGTGCATACCACGAACAATATCTGCGAATGAGTCTGGGTCACGATAAGTCTCAGTTTTGTTGATCTGCTCTGCAGATGCAACGGCTGAGTCGTGTCCAGCACAAATCACACCAAAGTTAGTGTTCTGGTTTGCTGAACCTGAAGTTCCTGCACCAGTACCAACTGCTGGCAAGTTTGATGTCACATAGACACGGAAGCCATGGAAGTTATTCAGAACCAAACCGTTCTGCAACCCTGAACCACCAAAGTCTGCGTTCAACAAACGTGAGTCTTCATCGCGCATGACTTCCATCATTACGGGATCAATGACCAACCAGCGACCCTGTGAGTCAACCTGTTGTTGATCCAACAAACGTGCCATACGTGATACGATCATCGCAGGAGACACAGTTGCTGTTGGCAATGCTGTAGCACCAGGAAGACGTGCAGCTACTGGAATTGAATGATCTCCAGCAGAAGTAGTAGTGATGTTACCAAAGTCACCTTTTTTCAGCTTGTTAGCTGCGAGCAATTCGTCGTTACCAGCCGCTGAGTTAGCTTTGGTTCCGTTAACAACGTTGTTTACGGTATCCGCAGATTCATCTTCTAAGATGTTACCAGTTGCACCAGCAGCAGGAGTCTGCTTATAACCAGCCATATAGCCTAGTACATCTTTGTCAAACTGGTCAGCCAAACGATAGGCTGCACGATCTGACGCAAGACTTTGGAAGTTGACATGGGAATGAGCATCCTCAATGTCATCGACCTTGAAGGCAAAATAATTGGCTTTGTCGATATTAAGACTAAAGTCAGAGTCAATCAAATCTTGTGCGGCAACAGTTGTACCACGCAGATAAGGCTTAACTTCTACTTCAGGCTCTTTAACGATTTTCACGCTATCGCCCATATTGGCAATCTCGCCAAAATAGTCGTTGTTAGTAATTGCTTCACAGATAGCAGACTTGCGGAATGCAAGTTGTACCTGTTTGCTGTAGATTACTGGTGACCAAACCCCATTGGGAAGGTTGCCGTATCCACTCGCTGATCCAAATGCCATTGTTTATTCCTTTCGCATTATTGGTTCCAAGATACAAACTAAAACAATTTCAAGTTTAGAGGCTAATATAGTGGGTGCATTGTTTACAAGAATGGCCGTTCTTATATGCAATGGGCCAATAGTGATTAGGTAGTTCCGTAAGAGTATTGCTGTTTGTGAATAGTAAAGTTTAATTTAGTATAGAGTAGGTTGCTATTTAATAGGGCTACCCTACACTAAAGGATTGTACATATAGTTATACCATAGTTTTTCTACATGTCAATAGCTTAACGAGCATTTCCTGAAATATCATAGATAAATTTACCAGTACGGATAGATTCCATAATATCATCAGCATACTTCTCGTATTCTTGTGGAGACATTTTATTTACCTGAGATTCCTTTAGGTAGTTACTTGTCTCATCTGTTTCAGGGCGAGTACGTGTAGATTTAGTTCCTACTGATTTCGCCGCATCTTTGTCGTTAGTTTTCTTTGCAGTCTTTGCAATGCCTTTATCACTCTTGTATAAGTCGATAGCACGAGATGCTGAACGAGCATCTTCAGTGTTTTCATACAAAGCGTCTTGCACCCACTTAGGTTGTTCTTCAGCCCACTCATGGAAGTCATCGCTGTTACGTATTTCACCAAAGTCAGGATGTATACGCATAAGTTCCGCTTCAGCCTTTTCACGAGTAGCTTCATATCGCATCTCATCAATAGCTTTAACACGATCTTCTAAATCCTTAGATTGCTCTCTTGCCTTTTTAATCGCAATAGTTTCTACGATAGCTGCTACATCAGGATACTCTGCTGCCCACTTATCTAAGTCTTCATCACTAGTAGGTAGTTTAATTCCTTGTGCCGCAGATTCGCTAAGTTGTTCTTCTAGTTTTTTAATACGATCTTCATACCCACGTTCTTTTTCTTGGGTGTGTCTGCGTAAATCACCATAGCGTTTTTTAAAACTACGCTCTTCACCTGTCTCAGGTACTTGTTCTTCTTTTTGAACTTCTTGTTCTTTTACAGACTCATCTTGTTCGTCTATTAGTTTTTGTAGTTCTTCTTCTTCTAGCTTTCGTTTATCTTCGTTTGAATACTTTCGATTTGCAAATGCTACTTTTTTTGGCGTTTCCATTTCGCCAGCCATTATTGTATCGTTCATTTATTTACTTTCTTTTCTGGGGCCACCGTAGCCTAGTGTTGTTGTTAGGGGGATGAGTAGCCAGACAAATATAACAGATTACTTACGTGCTGCTAAACCACGTTTCTTTTTAGGCATACCACCTTTTGCTAATCCTGATATGCCGTATGCTTTATCTAACTCTGCGCCACCTGTTTTTTGAGTAGGCGATAAG